TGGGCACCTGGTTTAGCGCCTTACCGATCGCCTGCAATATCTCCACGGTCTACGGCTGCAGCACTGCACTCCCCAGCTCGAACATCGAGCGGTTCAGCGCATCGACAATCAATATGCGCAAGCCTTCGCTGGTGAGATCAATCAACAGCTGATCTTTGAAACGGCGCAATGCAGGATCGTTTTCGATAAGCAGTTCCAGCTCGTGCTTCAGCAATTGCAAGCGTCGCAGCTCCCGCAGTTGCAGTACTCTTCTGGCATCCGCCGCCGAAATAACCGCAGGCTCCACACCTCTGCGCACCTGTCCGGAATCAAGTGTCCTGTCGTCGCCGTAGTCGCTTGCAATCACACTGGCACTGGCATCCCGACTCTGCCCTCCGGCAAGCACGACCCGCAAAGGCGTTTTGAAATACTCTGATACTGCCAACAGATCCTGATGCGAGACGGCGGAGGTCAGAGTTGAGCGGCTTTGATTTTCGGACAGATAGTGCATGATTTCAGGATAGCGAATTAAAGCACATTCCGCTTGAATTCAGGATGGTGAATAACCGCCCAATTAAGGGCGGTTTTTTTATGCCTTGGACAGCTTTGAAGAGGTGAACGAGGGTTCCCATGTGGCGGCGTAGGACTGCTGGGGTGAAGACATTACGAAGCCGCTTCCAAGGTCGTTTAATACCCTTTCAAACAGCCTTAGTCCCATCGGTGCCAGTTCGCGCCTCCAAAGTGACTTGGCATCATCGTCCGGTCTGACAAAGCACCACTCTTGAGCGGCGATAGGTCCGGTATCTGCCCCATCATCCATCCAATACACCGTACCGCCTGCAATTGGGTCGCCTATGTGGATAGTCCACCGCACCGCGTCACGGCCTCTATGCCGTGGCAAAAGTGACGGATGATACCCAAGCGCACCGTACCGAGTAGCTAGCCGTGCACCCTCGGTAATGAAGGCATGGGCGTGGGCCGCAACGATCACGTCCACGCCAATCGGGATATGCTCCGCTTCAACCCGTCGACCGCAGATTTCAGCCGGTACGCCGGATTGCTGGGCGGTAGCGTACAAGCGGTCATAGTCATCACCATCTGCACCAGGAGCGATTACCTTCACCACTTCATCCCCACGGCGTAGACATAGCTTCAGCGCCTCGGCTCCCATCCATTGCTGGCCAACAATTACGACTCGCATACGGCCTCCCCGAGATAGCGGAAGCCCTGCACGGCTCGAAAGTGGCCGCCGTAACCGGCTGCGCCTAGCGCGCTCTTACCGGCCTTGGCCGCGCTGCGCGCTACCGATTCTCGGCAACGCCCCTTATGGTCGCCGTGCAGCTTGGCTGATACCTGCGTCCACTTCTTATCCCGGCGCAGCGCGTTGGCCAAGCCCGGATGTGACGTATGGAACAGGGTCGGCATGGGCTTGTTGTAGCGGTTCTCGCCGCGCTTCCACGCCTCGCATACCGCATTCAAGAACCGCGTCCCAACCCCGGCACCTTGCCATTCCGGCATCACAACCAAGCGGCACGCCCGCGCCTCGACTAGGCCGGGACGGGTGCTAACAGCCAGGTGCGCGACAGGCTCCCCATTGACGGTGGCCACGTAGCAGCTGGCGGCGATCATCTTGGGCAGCTTCAGATAGTGATGCGGCTCAAACAACGGCCAGTAACGCCAGTCTGTTTGATGGATTTGCATTTCCAGACGTGGCCGCCGCCAAAGGCACCCCCGTTCAAACTGGCCGGATGCGGTATCAAACACCCAATCCGGCTCAATCCAATCAAGCACGTCGTAATGGCAAGACAGAAGCACCACCTTACCGCCTGTACGCCGCCAAGCCTTGGCAAAAGCTCCGGCTCCGACCTTGGCGATCTGCCGGTCGACAACGGAAGAGAATTCGTCCACCACGGCCAGCGCCGGTGCCTCGCTGACCAGTCGCGCCAACGTAGCCCGGAACTGCTCACCGTTGGATAGCACTTGGAAAGGCCGTAGCCAGGTAGGAACACTCCCCAGCCCAACGGCAGACAGCGCGCCAGTGACGGCGTTGAAATCGCCTTCAGGCGCGATTGCATCGATCACGGGTTTATCTTTCGGCCAACTCGGCGCGTAGTTCTGGCCGAACTTTGCACCGATGCTGCTCTTGCCGCTACCGGAAGGCCCAACCACAACCCCGATGCTCCAGTCACCGTCATCAATCGGCAGGTCGGCATCGAGGGCGAAGTCGGCACCGCTTTCGACGTTGAACAGCGATTTGACACGGGCGGCGCGGTAAGTTTCGAAATCAGTACAGCGATGGCGTATTTCGATCTTCATACCGTCACCACACGCAGCTTGTGGCCCTGCGCCTTCAATTTGTTAAAGAGCGTTGCTTGTGACTTTTCATCCTGGCATAGGATGATAACGCCGTAGCGTTCCTGGTACTTAAACCCGTTCTTGCCGAGTTGTTTGGCTGGCTTGTCCATCTTGAGTCTCCATCTGTAGCGGTCTGGCCGCGCTGGTTGGAGGCTCAATGGCCTTCAGTTGATTAAGTGTCCGGCAACGCGGACACTTGATTGATAGGCGGGTAAATTTCCCTTCCGCCAGTTTTCTGTTACATGAACCGCATCGAACCGTTTCCATCTGCCTATCTCGCGTGATAGCCTTGCTCCGCTGTGATCACAGCACGGTGCTTTGGCTAAACGCAGGCTACTTCTGCGGGAGGTGGCCGCTGCCGGTACTCTAACACCGGCAGCGGTCGCACCGTCTTTTACACCGGCCAAGTCAGCGTTGGCAGCGCAGCCAAAAGCTCGACCGGCGTTGGCATAGTGCGCACACCAGATTGCACATCCGCCATCAGCGTATATCCCGCTGCCCAAGTATCATCCCGAGCGGCGACGCAATACTGGCCCTCCGCTTTAAACTTTGGCACAAGACTTGAAGCGTAGGTACAGGCTGAGAGGATGCTGTCGTACCCGCGAGTACGTGCGAAATCGTCCAGATGTTTCTGGACATCAGCTGTGATGCCCGCAATCACGGTCTCGACTGAAAGTGAGTCAGCTGGGAACGGGGTATTTCCCAACAGCAGCCACTCTTGATAGAGAAGGTACTCATTACAATCAACATCCGCAGGAAAAGAAACTCCATCGCTTCGCTGAATTCTTGATGTATCAGTTAGCTTATATGAGAACATAAATTACCTCAAAATTAAATTCTTGCGGATGAAGACCAATGCCACGATGTGATACCACCAGACACCAACAGTGGGGGCGTACCAGTTCCGCTCCATAACACATTTTTTGCACTCCCCCCGGAATTAACCGGCGTGTCACCAGCCGGTGAAGAAACATAACCAGCAGCTCCAGTTACATATGAATAGATGGTGACAGCAGGCGGGAATCTCTTATAGACCTGCACTGTGTCCGTTCTATACTGAACAATCCCACTCTGACTTGTATCGTTTTGCTTTATGTAGGGCCCTGCTGCACCAGCAGTACCAGGAGTAGTCCCATATGCGTAACTCTGCTCGTAATACCACTCACATTCTCTCAGCCTATCTAAAAACCACTTGAACTCATGGTTCGTTGCAATCACACCCGGTTCCAGTTGCGGCTTATCGAACGTTGCAAGGGCTGCAGTTACACCAGTCCAGCGTATCCATAAAAACTTTGCACCCGAAATCACATCTGCAGGTGTGACGATTTGAGTCCCCTTGGCGATAGCAGCCCAACCGCTCTGAGCCTCAATCGTAGAACTACGAGCTGCAGTGATGAGGTATTCCGCTGTGGCTGTTCCCGACCAGTTGAGCGTGTATTGCTGTGAGGCAGACAGGTTCAAATAGTCTGCGGCTTGATAAAACTTGGTGTCGACACCGTAGTACCAGCAATCGAAGTTATAAGCCCCTGCTGTAGTTACACGACTAGCCTTGTTGAGTTGATTGATTGGGTTCTCAAAGTCGGTGTTCAGAAGCTTGTTTTTTCCGACTACCTGACCAACCTTGGCATATCGTGAGTCACCCTGAGACTGCACCATCGAGGTGATCCGCGCCTGATTATCCGCAAGGCTGTAATTCCCGCTCACAACCATCCCGGCTGTGATGTCTCCAGCCGCAAGCGCACCACCCACGTCGTTATTGAGAGCCACAGGCCCAGCGCCAAAGTCTACCGTCGACGCGCCTGCATTCGCATGCAGCGCCTTGAAGCTGAAAAAGAAGTTGCCGGTGTACGCGGTGATTACGGGATTGAGTGCAACGACGTAGGCATCAGCCAAACCGGTGTCCAGTGCATAGTTGCCGCCATGTTGAATCAGATGTTTTATCGCATTGATCACCTGGCTATAGTTACCCGCGTTTGGCACCATCTGAGCGGCCAGAATGATATTCACCAGCTCATTCATTGGCCCGTTCATATCGTTCGGTGTCATTTCCGTCGCGGGTCTCAACGTCGCAGCGTCTTCTGCCACAAACTGATGATTAAGGTGTCCTGGCGAACTAGTTAAATCCATAGCTTCCTCCTGCTCCTGTAATATCTTCAAACCACAAAAAGACATGATCCTGTTTGAATGCAGACAGCGCATCCCACACAGGCTTCGGGTCAACCACACCGTGGTAATAGCGCACCCGTATCACGTATCGACCGTTCTTACTCCAAAGCTGGCCCCCGATCTTGCTGCCGATACGGCACGGCCCCAGTAAATGCTCAACACGCAGCAGATCGACGGGGAAATTGCGCGTGGCGGCGCTACTCCATAGCCGATCACCGATCTTGCTGCCGATACGCATAGGCTGGCGCGGCATCGTCTCCGCCACCCCCGCAATGGCCTCATTCGCAATGCGGCGGTATTCGCTGATATTCCAGTTGTTGTATTTCGGACGGTGCCGCTCAATGGCGATGTCCAGCACCTGCTGAGCGCCTGCGCCGATGCGTGCGAACTCGGCACCGATGCCTTTCAACAGCGCATCGCCAAAGCCCCCCTGCGGCCATTTGAAGACCACGCCTTCAGGCAACAAAGCGCGTAGCGCGTTGGCGTAATCGGCGGCGGTGTAGAGTTTGATCTTCATTACTAAATCCAGTTGATAGGCTGCTGCAATACCGGCACTTCACTCGCGCCCCATACCAGCGACACCGTTTCATCCAGAACATATTGCAATGTGATAACGCCGATCACGGCATCCACCTCGCCCCACAGCAGCTGCGACTTTTCGGCGGTCGAATTGTCTTTGGTCAAGACCAGCGCATTGAGGGCGGTAGAAATTGCAGCACGGTTGGCATCGCTATCGACTGCCGGCAGTAGGTGTATGGTGAGTGTCAGTAGATGTTCTATGGGCAATGCGATACGCCAGTCGGCAGTACCGGGCGCTTTGACCTGCAACTTGGCGGCCACCGCGTCCATCACGCCTTGCGTGGGCATCCGGTTAGCCAAGCCGGTGCAGATGGGACGCACAACCATCGTGCCGATACCCAGCCCGTGGGGCTGCACGATTGCGCCTGTTACCGATGTCGACGCGCTTTTAGACCAAAAGCGATAATCGTCAACCTTCCCCGAACGGCCACCGTTATTCACCACCGTTTGCCATTCGTCGCATACTCGCAAACGCCAAGCATCGACCGTTTCGTCCGCGTCACCACCTGTGATGCCCTGAGCGCCTACGGTCAAAGTGCTATTAACCCCGGCTACCGGGTCAATCAGCGTCAGCGTGGCACCGGCAGCTAAATTCCCGTCGCTGCCTGCCGTGGTGCAGCGGATTGATACTTCCGTATCGCCCGCACCTAAATTGATACTGGCCAAGACAATGTAGTCCAGCCCGTTTTGCCCCCGCGCAAACGCCCCGGCAAGCAGCGGAGCGCCCAAGTTACCGTTGGCCAGCGCGTTGCCTACCGAGTAGGTTGCAAGCAGCCTATCTACTCCGTATAGCGCCGCATAATCGTATAGGCGCTCCAGCTCACAAGTCAGCGGCGATGTCTGCGCATCGATCCAGTCCAAATGCCCGTGCATGCCGTTCTTGGCCCGCGCAAGCGCAGCCGCCAGCGGCACGCGCAAAATGGCGGGCACAAATGCCAAATCGCCTTGGATGCGATTCAGCAGAGCGGTATAGGTTGGCCGTATGTACGAAGAGATCACGAAGGCGCTTTCACAAGGAACTGGCGTCCATTGTGCGTGCCTGTGACTTGAACAAAAACGCGGGAAACATTTCCCGCTGATCCCGTTACCTCGGATACCTGAATATCCTTCAAAGCGGGGTCTGCCTTAGAGAGTGCGTCCGCGAACATGGCCAGTGTTTCGGCACGCGCTGCGCTGCCCAGCGGCTGGCGGCGCACGTGCCATAGCCCGATACCCCGCGCAGGGTCCGCCCACCAGCCGCGCCGCTCGTAGCGGTCGGGTGCACGCTCTGGCGGTGCCTCGGCATCCACGCCCAAAATTCCGTAGACCAGCGTGGCCACGGCGGCATCTTCATCGTTCAATGCCGGGTCATCGAATGCCAGGTCAAATTCGCCCGGGGCAATTTGTACGAGTTTCAGCATCAGTTCACTCCTAATGTAGGCGCACCAAGCGCGCCGGTATTATGCGTATGGGTATCGCTCACGTTCTTGCCATTGACCGTGAATATGCCGTTGATAGCCAAGCCTTGAGGCATCGCAGCGGGGCCGCCCATCAGGCTTGAGAAGCCGCCCGCCAGCACCATCGCAGAGACTGTATTCCCGGCAACGATCATGTTCATGTCGCAGTTCACCACCTGCTGCAAATGCGTCGTACCCACCACCACAAGATTGCCGCCAATCTTCGCGTCATGCGTGGTCTCAAACAGCGGCGTATCGGCGATCACCTTGGTCGCGGCCTTGGCCTCAATGATGCCACCGCGCTTCAGGTAGACGTGGTTGCCTTCATCGTCATGTAGTGCGACTTCGCCTTCAGTAAGGTTCATTTGATAGCGCCGGTCACCGATAATCAGCGCCATGCCATGCGAACGGTCACCTCCGGGGAAAGCTATATATGTCTGAAACCCCTTGCGCGGCGGGCGATAAGAAAGCCCATACGGTTCCACCCGGTCGATATTTGGCGGAATATCATCTTCGGCATCCAAAATCGTCACCTGCACCTTGCGGTGGCTAGTCATCACCCCCGCACCTTGCGCGAAGAGCAACTGCAGCCGCCTCCATATCTGACCGTTCATTTTCTAGCCCCCGCGCTGCGCTTCATTTTCTTGGGCGGCTCACCGACAAAGGCATTGCGGTGCATTACCTGCATGTGGGTCAACGAGCCTGATTTATCGTCTTCGTCAAACCCCCTTTGGCCGATTAAAAATATGCCGTCGATGTCTTCATCCGGTATCACCACCCGAACTTGCGTATTGATCATCCACGGCCCATTCGCGTGACCAAACCCGCTTACGGTGAAACTGATTGCATGTGCCTTGGCCAGCCTGCGGTTGCATTCCAATTGCGCCCGGCGTTTGCAGCTTCCGTGGCTGTTCCCGTGCCGATCTGCCACGATGTGCATGGGCCTAAAGAAATTAATGCCCGAATCCGCTACCGACCCTTTAAGTGCGGCACCGCCCTCATAGTCAAAGCTCTTCACCACATATTCAGAGAAGCGCATATCGAAATCATCCACGATCTCGTACTCGGTGAAATGCTCCCCGTACACCAGTACGGCAACAGGATCAGCGTTGCTTGGCTCAGTCAGGACCAACCCGCCTTCGGGCGTTGGATAGAGCAGCAGATTCGCTACACGGGCAGCATTGATAAGGGCGTTGGCCGGTATCTCGCACTGCATCGAAAACTCGGGTACCAGTTCAGTGGCCGCGTTGATCTTCACAGGCACTTTAAACAGTCCGCAAATGGACTTTACAATCTCGCCCAACTTCAAGCCTTTTAACGTCTTGGAGAATTGGCAATCAACCAGCTCACGCGCCAGCGAACGGCCCGATAGCGTCACCGTGTAGTTTTCTGCGCTGACCTTGCGCGGTATCTTGCCGGGGCGGATCGTGGTCACCAGCTCACCGTTGATAAGCACCTGCACCAGCGTATTGGCCGTGATACCCATTGATGACCACTTACCCGACCTAGCAAGCGTGAGTTGAACTGAAGCACACAGCTCATCAACCGACTCGTGCACCTTCATCGCCTGAAAACCGCCAAAGCGCTTGCCGTCAAACTTGATCTCGATCACGTCAGCCATACACACGCCCGTTCACAAACAGCGGATGGCGCACTTTGTTCCTGGCAAGAAACACGCCTTCATCAACCTCCATGCGGTGGGCCAGCAATGTGGACGGCAGCGGCGATACGATGTCCCGCTGCGTAGCCGGTGCAAGATTTTGCGCATTCAGCGCATCGATCAGCGTTGCGCGGCAGTCCAATGTCGCCTGGAACACATCATCATCATCCATGTCTGGCAGCATCCGATCTATCGCCTTCAGTACACTTGCCAGTACCGCATCGCGGTCATCGGCGGATTGATAATCGGCCAAGGCCACCTCGATAGCGCTGGCCAACATCATTTGGCTGAACAGGGCCGATTCAGCGGCCATGTTGATATGCAGGGCGGGAGAGTCGCCCGCGCCGCCTGAGACTACCGGCATATCAGTCAAAACCAGCAGCGTATCGACCACCTGGGCAATTTCTGTAACAGGAATTCCGCTTGGCGTAGTGGCCACGGGAACAGATGCCGTAGCAGTGGTAGCGGAAGTATTCGCAGCGGCTGCGCCGCTGTCTGCGGTTCCCTGACCGAGCAGATCAGAGAACGAGCGGATAGCATTTGCGTAGGCCGCTGGTAGCGCCAGCAGTGCGTTGATTTCACCCTTGATGCCGTCGATCTCGCTGCGTATCTGGCTCATCATCGTCAAAGGCAATTGCGCCAGCGCAATGATGTTGCGCACACCGTCTAGCTTGGATTGAATCTTGGCAACCATGCTGTTGAAGCTGGCCATCGACTGCTGCACAAACTTGAACTTGCTCTCTACTGTCTTTTTGAGTCCTGTCGCGGCTGCGGCGGCGGCATCAGCCCGGTCGATAGTCGGTGCGGGTGAATCTTTTCCGCCGGGCACAAAATCAATGGTGATCGTGCAATATCCGCCCTTATCATTGCTCTCGCGCACCGACCAATTGTTCGCCCGCACCCGCAACTTGCCATGCCCCGGGTGCGTTAGCCATTTCGCCCCAGGTATATTCAATCTTTTTAAAAAAGATTCCTTCGCGGTATCGTAATCATTCCCGATGAAGTAGGCATTAACCTTAAACTGGCCATGCTTGCCGCCCAAATCTTCAACGATAGGCTCTTCCCCGCCGGGAAGTTCTTTGATAGCTAAGCGCCGTCCGCCATTGGTATCGTAGCTATCGGTCTTGAATATAATTCCGTCAAAATCAGCAGGAGCCAAACGATCAAACCAGCTCATGGCACACTCCCCATGCTTCCGGTCGCAACATCAAGCGTAGTGTTCCCCGTAGACTGAATTGACTGTCTTCTTACCGAGACACCGGGCGGAAGATTTAAATCTATTTTTACGTGTGATTCGCTAGGCTTTTGTTCTGGAGTTGATTTCAACGCTTCAGTAATACCCTGCAAAATCAATCCGCCGACACCACCAATTGCCCCGCCGACCACCGTTCCAATCACAGGCACAAGGCTTCCAACTGTCGCACCTAGTCCCGCGCCACTCAGCGCCGCCGAGCCATATCTTGCGGTGATCGATTCTTCTCCCGCGACCGAAGACAATAAGGCTCCGCCAGCACTTGCAGCAAGCCCGAACAGCCCGGCACCCTTGGGAATTGCTGGAAGTTTACTGGCGACATTGGATACTGCGGTGATTCCTGGTATCGCCGAAATCATACGCATCCCTGATTGAGTCCCCATGATTGATCTCAATGCCATCATGGAGCTAGCTGTAGTCGCAATTCCGGCGGCGGCAGCGGTGGCAGTAATCGCACCCGTACCAAGGCCCGGATATTTTTCCACGGCTGGCTGAATGACATCACCAAGTGTGGAGTTGATACTATCCAGCACGCCTTTAGTAAAGCCACCGATACCTTTTGCAGCACTAGCCTTTGTATTTTCCCAATTGCCGGATAGAGATTCTTCCTTGGAACTCAATGTGCTGGTCTTCATGCGGACACGCTCTTCCATGTCCGACTGACTTTCTAATTTGCTCAACGATTCTTTAAATCCGGCAACCCCTCCTTTTTGAACCATGATAGATGCTGGCCGTCCGGCCTCGACACCAAACATTTTTGTCAGTACGCGAATTCTGTCTTGGTCACTTAGAGGCTTGAGCTTTTCAAGCTGAGCAAACATGTTTTCAATACCGGCAAACTTTCCCTGCTTATTGAAGAAATTCATTTTGATGCCGAATTCAGCCAATATCTGGCGCACCTCTTCGGCCTCCTTCCCCTTGCCACCAACATGAGAATCTATGGTCGCAGTGCGTTGCAGCATCATGGCAAAATTAGTGCCAAATGAAGTATTTTCCAAGCCGACACTAGCGGCCATGCCTTGTACGGCAAGCAATTCTTTAGCGTTTGTTGCTCCGGTTAGGCCAAGCTGGTTATAGGTCGGCGCGGCATATTGGGCGACAGCCTTGAAGTCGTCTGGGTGGATTCCGTATGCATAGCGTGCCTTTTGCATGATGTTGGCCATCTCGGGCAACTCATTGTTGCCGAGCCCGTAGGCTTCGCGCATTTTTGCAATAGTCGTAGCCGACTGGTATTGATCCATGTTGGCCAGTACGCCAAAATTAGCAGAGGCCGTTAGACCTCCGCCTGTGATTGCGCTTTCCGTCATGCCCTGCTCTTTGAGCGCCGATGCCGCCGCAACAAAATCTTTCGTGGCACCTGGTAATTTGTTACCCAGTTCAGTGGCCTGCTTCATGACTTCGTCATAAGCGGAAGATACTTTTCCGCCCTTGGTCATGAGTGCTATTTTTAAATCGGCTTGAGCCGATTCGAGGTCAGCATAAGCGCGGGTTGGGTTAGCTATCACGGACTTGGCTACTATCCCGCCCGCTGCAACAGACGCACCGACTTGCGCAACTTGGGTGAGTTTTTGCGCCTTGGTCAGTTCGCCCATTTCGCGGCGCAGCTCCTTAACCTTGGCAATACTGGCATCTTGTGCGCGCGCCAACTCACGCGCGCCGACCACACCGCTTTTGGCAAGTCGGTTATAGGCAGCTTCGGTCTGTTGAATTTCCCGCTGGATTGTTTTTTCTGGGCGCACTCCGAGCGTTTCGCGGGCAGCGGCAAGCTTCTCGTATTCTGTTTTTGATTTTGTTGTAGATTCCGCAACTGCGGCGGAGGACTTGTTAGCCGCCGCAACCGATGCGGATGCAGTCTTATTGGCCGAATTTACGGCGGCCTGCTCGACCGACTTCAGCCCTGCGGTAGCACCGTCTTTAAACGTAATTTGTAGCTCGGCTCTTACGGCGGGTTCAGACATGAAAAAAGCTCCAGTGGATTTACACTGGAGCTTATCAACTGAAGAACCTATCAACTACGCGGGAAATATTTCCCGCCTAAGCTCACTCGGAATTACTCAAACTTCCTGCCTTCCATTACCGCCGCTAACTTAGCCCACACAAATAACTCGGCCAGTGACATCGCCTTCACGTAAGGCATGTCCTGATGCAGCCCACGTGCAACTAGGGCGCACGCGATCAGGACTCGACTTCGTTTTTTTCGGTATCCTCCGGCTTCAGCAGTTCCGCCGTGATCTTGTCGGCGGCGCGGAAGTCCTGCACATGCAGCCGCTTGATGACCTCTTCATCGTTGCCGCTCAAGTTAGCGATCAGCGTAATGGTCTGCTGATTCGCACCGCGCTCATCAAAGGCCAGCATATCACCAGCAGTGACGTAGTCGCGAAACTTCAGCTCATCCAGCGTACTTTTTTCCCCGAACTTAATGGGGTGTTTGAGTTTCAGTGTTTTCATTTTTTCCCCTTAAATCTTCTCTGAAACGTTGGACATGAGTACGAGCTTGCCTTCGCCTTCGCTGAAGCCAACCGGCTCTCCAGATCGGAATGCTTGGCTCATCATGTGGACGCTGCCATCGGACAAACGGATAGTGATGTCTTCATCCTTGATGGCGTTCAATTTCTGAATATCAATGCCGGATTTCATATTGATGTTCAATTCGGCCTTGGCAGGTGTTTCGGATTCAGTGAAACCGCCGTCAGATGCCAAGCGGCCACCCTTGTGATCACGCTTTGCGCCGCTGGGAGTAAAGGTGCCCGGATTTGCAGCCAACGGCAGTTTGCCGATGGAGGGAACCGATACGGTACGAATATTGATTAATTGCATGTTGGGTCTCCTGAGGTTTTCTCAAAAACCCGCCCGTGTCACCGGGCGGGGCACTCCTATACCGCCTTGCGGAACTGGCTGATACCCGCCAGCACGTAGTACGGCGACAACAACACAGGATCATCGGCAAAGTTGAAACGGCTCGGATTGTTCGGGTCCTGCTCAACCAGCAGATTCGCCTTGTAGTAGTCGTAGGCCTGCACCCAGCCGTACTTCGCCATCAGCTTGTTTTGATAAAGGCTCAGCAGGAAAGCGCGCACATCATCTTCCGTAGTGATGCGCAAACCCGGCTCATAGCCTTCACTGCTTTTTGCCGCCGCTGTTCCAGTGAAACGAATGACCGCTCCAATGCGCTGCTCATAGCGGATGCGTTCCATTGTTTCGGCGGTATTGATATACACGAACGCATCGTCTGCACTGCCGTCGGCACGACGCTGGTACATCGAGATCAGCATCTTGATACTGCACGAGCCATCGGACGCGACCTGCATGACTGACATGCCCTTGTAGAGCAAGCTGTTGGCATTCGACCAATCGTGATAATGCACGCCGATTGCGCCGGGTAATGGCACACCCTCAACAGACTCAACCGGGCTGTTGAACAGATGCGGTGCCGCTGCTGCGCACAAGATTGCCGCCATTTCCCAAGTGCTGGTCGGATTGATACCCAAGCTCAGATCGGCGATGTGTTCGTAGTTCTTGGTCTCACCGAATGCCGCAGCTGCCGTATAGTCACCGCGATGCGTGGTAAAGCAACGGAAGCCCTGTTGTACTGGCGGGAGGTAATGCAATTGGCTTTCGGCGTGCCATGCAGCCAGCGTAGCCGCATCATTGATACCCAAAGCGATGTAGCGATACCAGCGCGGGCCGAGAATCGCCGTCAGATCACCCGGCGCAGGGTCACCCACGCCACCGGCCATCGCGTTGAGCGTAATCGCCAGACCTTCCGGCATCTCTTCGCCGTACAGATTCAGCCGCAGGTCAGTGTTATTACCGCACGTGCCCTTGTGCTTTGCAGTCAGCGTTACGTCAGCCAAAAGTGCAGTGGCTGTTACTGGCGCATCGGTGCTGGCATTGATTGCTGCTGCAATGGCCGCAGCCACAACTGCCAAAGTATCGCCAGCAGTGACGCCAACCGATACCAAATAACCCGCGATATACAGCGCCATCACGCCGGACTTAGTGGGCTGCGCTGTGACCGGGCAAACAGAGGTGGCCTGTACACCGGCCACTAAATCGGCATAGGGCAGCATGTAGAGATCGAATACTTGGTCGATGTTTCTATAGCGGCGTGCCATCTGCGCCAGCATGGAGCCTGCACCGGCCTTGGCTTCGGCATCTTTCACGCCGGACAAGCGCACGATCTCGCCCGCTGGAGCCGTGCCGGTTGCCAGTTTTTGACCAACCAGCAACACGGCGGGAATATCTCCGCCTAGCCCGGCTTGCGAGCCGTCGATATTGATATATACGCCTGGATAACGATACGCCGCTGGAATACCTGTCTGAATCATAGTAATTTACCTCCTAAGTTATTCACTTCCAAAAATTGCGCTGTTGGGGCTGGCAAGTAGTTGTCGATCACCCCGCCGAAGCTGTAGCGGTCTGCCCAATACAAATCACCGTCGGTGTACTCAATCACGCGCCCACCGTGGAACTTGATCGGCTCGGTATCCGGCACAACCTGATTGCCTCGCAACGCTCTATAAACCGCCCACCGATACTTCAGCAGCAGTTCATCGGTATCACCCGGCTCATGCATGCGCACGTTCTCGATGGCAATCACCACGTCGAAGGTCGGCGTTACATTGTCTAAACGCTCCCCCGCAGCTTGTGACTTGTCCGAATCGCGCACTACCCAAGCAACAGGAAACGGCGAATCCTCAACCCGCAATCTGGCGAATTCAGCTGCGCCTTCTACCTGACGAAACCACAGCTCAGAAAACCAATCTGGCGGCGTGGTCAGGCGCTGAATCACCGGCTTGAGCGAGAGCATTACCAGTCACCCGGTGCAACAGTGCTGCCGTAACGACGCGGTGCACTGGCGAACAGCACTTGATCTTCCAGCAACGGCGTTGCCGGCGTCATAGCAGGCAGTAGATTAAGCTCGCCACGCGCATGAGATTTAAGCGTCCCAATCGCACCCTCGTAAGCCTTGGATTCGGTGTCCGTCATCTTCTCCGCGCCCTGCAAGTAGTAAAGCGCGATGGTGGTACACAGACGCGAAATCAGCGGGCTTTGAGCCGTGGTCGGAATGCCGTAACTCGCGATCAACTCGCTGCCATCGACTAGCGCCCCGTCGATGGCATCCAGCGCGAGAGCAAGCGCGGATTGATCGGCAGCAGAAAAAGCGGACAAGTCACCACCCGCAATCGCGATGCGTAAAGCATCGTGCCGCACCATCCCCACATCAGCGGGTACAGCCAGTTGTGCCAGGCGGCGCGCATTGCTACGCGCCAGCAGATCGGAGCGGGTGGCGAACATGATTACGCCTTGCTGACCTCAGCCCATGCAGCGTCGCGCTCAGCCGAGGTAACGTCCCAGCCGGTCACGTCTGCAATTGCCGGAACCTTAGGCATGCCGGTAGTTGTCCACAGCGCGGCGTTATCCTTATCCAGCTTGCCGATGGCATCCTTGATCGCGGCCAAGCGTTCAGCCGGGTCAGTTGGAGCGGTAGGCGCGGCACCAGCGGTAGCAGGGTCGACATAATCGGCAGGCTTGGTTTCCGACACTTCCAGCATCTGCTCTTCCTTCAGGCGCTTTACTGTCGCCGCGTCTGCGTCTTCAACCAGCAGCCACTCGCGGGTAAAAGCCATGCCGCAGCGGTGAAACTTTTGCGAACCAGTTTTGAGGTGGACGCGCACGTACAAAGATTTTCCAGCCATGTTTCTCTCCTAAAAAATGGGAAGGTGAAATACAGCCCCGTTAGGGGCCGTATCCGATCAAGCCGCCATCCAAGGCGTTACGATCAGCTTCACCTTGTTGTAGTTGACGTTGTCCGCACCGGCTGCGTTCTTTTGAGCCTTCAGCAATGCTTCGGCCTTGGAACGGTTGGCGGGGCCGCATACCAGCAGGTCAGGCGTAATGCCCAGCTTGCGGTTGCCATCGCCTTTGCGGGTTTCCATCGACAGGAAAGCGGCCTCGAAATTGGCAACCGTCAGATCAGCATTAGAGCCGAACGCCAATTGCCAGAATCCGTAAACAGCCTCACCGCGCCAGCGTCCACCGTAGCTGAACGTGTCGTTTTCGAACACGCCGTCGCTGTTGGCCGCATTGGTTTTTGGCACAAATTCTGCGGCCAGACGCTCTTGCAGATAGAAGGGCTTTGGTGCACGGTCGGTACACAACAGCACCCACGGCTCACCGGGAATGGCTTGCGTTTGCATGTTGCTGACCAGCGTCGCCACACCGCTACCGTCTTCGTTCGGGTAGATCGGGTGATCGGTATCGAAAAAGAACTGGCCGTCGTAGCAGACGCTGGCGAAGCCGGAAGCGATCAACGTAAACACCAGGTCATTTTTCAGATCATTCACAGAGAGGCCGTAGCTTTCTGCGATGTCGCCATACATACCGTAGTTGTCGTCTTCGATCTTCTCGCGGGGGATGTCCAGCGTGTTCTCGAACTTGCGGTTTTTGACGGTGAACGCGGTTTCCTTGGCGACCTTGTGCATACGTGCCCCCACCCATTCGCGGAACGCCGGGAATTGAGACAGCCACTCGTAGGTATTGGATGCACCGCTGCTGGAGATCAGCATGGCGATCTGTTTCCACAATTCATTGGGAACTGCCAGCCCCTTGTTGAAGCGCGCCTTCATCGTTGTGTTCAGCGCGTCGATCTGCGCCTGAGTCAAAATTTGCGTGACACCGCCGAACGCAAAAACGAGGGTTTCAGGCTGACCAAACAATGCATCCGCATGAGCCAATGAACCAACGTGACCAAACCCTCCGGTGAGCATCAGTACGGATGCCAGCGCTACAAATACCAAAATCTTAAAACTTGCACTTTTCAACATGACAACTCCTTTTCTTTCATCAAAAAATTACTTCCACAGACCGGACTAAATCCGGCCTACTTTTTGGCTTTGTTCTTGGCGAACTCTTCCGGGGTGACACCCATCTTGGTGCAGGTCGCCAGCTCAACATCGCTCAGACCGTGGTTACCGTTGCCTTCCTTACCGCTGACCTGCTTACTGAGCAAAGCCAGCGGATTTTTCGTGCCCAGGTACTCGGTCAGGTCAGCCAAGTTCTTTTTCTCGGCGTATGATTTTTCAGCCGGAGTCAGCGTCCCGGCAGTCAGGGCAGCCTGAATCATCTCGGTACACTTGGCTTTGTCGGCTGCCAGGGCGGCGGCGGCTTTTTCTGAGTCGATAGCGGCAACCTTAGCGGCCAACTCCGCGTTTTGAGTGGTGAGCGCAGCGACCTTGCCGCTCAATTCGGTATTCTGCGTAGTAAGCGTCGCCACCTTGTTGTTCAACTCGGTGTTTTGAGTGGTGAGCGAGGCAACCTTTTTCTCGTTTTCGTCCATCGTTTTTGCTCCTGTTTTGGTTGATAAATCGGAACCCCGTGCCAACGCCACGCGGGCCATATCGGCCAGCGCTTCAAGTCCGTCGATTGCGGGGGTATTGGTTAGGGCGAAAGAAATGATCTCCAGCACTTCGCCTGTTTTTGCTGAATAGGAAAATACACAGCTGATGTAGCGGTATTCTTTGTCTCCAATCCGGCGCTTTGCGGATTCAGTCCAGCCGATCTGGACGGCATACAGACCTTTTCCGTCGCGCCACTCCAGCGTATTGGGACACCAGCCCGCAGCCGGGGCGGGCTTGCCGTTCTCAATTGAGCGCAATGACTGATGCTCGTAATCAATGAGCATGTCGGTTTTTTTACGTGCGGCCAGCGCGATCAACTTTTTGGCAATCGTTGCGTCCAGCATCCATGCCTTGCATTCAATCGGCCTTCCATCATCGGAACGGAACGGGCCAACCGGAAGCAAATGCGCTTCATTCGGCACAGTTCCGTCCGCCCCCGTTACGATCTCGAACGAAAGGGCGGCGTAGTTGTTGGCGGTATGTGGTTTTGCTTGCGGCATGTGCGCTCCTGTTGACGGAGAGCATCATCGCGGGAAGGGGGTCTTAAAACAGCACGGGAAACGTTTCCCGCTTACTTGGGGTGTGAAACCGATTTAAACGCGATTTAAGCGCTTTTCGATGTTTGGCTAGGTGATGGGCGGGGCGGTATTGCGTGCGGCGTTTTTAAACGTGCTTGCGGGGTTTTTAAACGGGGTCTTAATTGCTGAGCGGGGAGCGAATAACCACAGCACGCCCTTTGTCTCCGATCTGGAGGGTTAGACGCGACTTGCACACATCGCCATAATCGACCAGCCACTGGCTATCCGCATCCCTCCCTGTGGATAGATACAGCACAGTCCCTGTCTGTCCACTCGGATGTTGAATCACATCGCCTATGTAAATTTCATTTCCTGCAAAATCTGGCCAAGGTGCTTTCATTCTGGGAATACGGTGAAGAGAACCAATTCCTTCGACGTAGAAATTAGCGTAGACCCATACGCCCAGCTTATTTGTTATTCTCTCTTCGGCATCTCGGAACGGGAAATCTTGCGAGTCGCATATCGATATCTCGCCGTATATCCCCTCTGTGTTGCATGTGCCGAATATGACAACATCGTTGCGCGCGCAAACCTCACGCAACTCATCAATGACTTTCTGAAGCTGTTCCGGTGTTTTTTTCATGTCCGCATCCTGATTGGGTTTCGTTAATTCTAGAACAAATCGAATTGAGCCGCTTTCGCGCCGGTTGCTTTACTTGCAATCATTGCCCGGTCCAGCTTGTTCAAAACGCGCTGCAACACCGGGTTATTCTCATTGCGATCCAATTGCACCCTGGCCAGATGCGTAATGGCGGTGATCTCAGCGTCCGTCAGGTTAAGCGGTTTGCGGCTTCTGTTTTCGCATGCCTCATCCTGTTCATCGGCGCGGATATTGAGTATTTGGCGGCGGCTGAGTTTGTATTCCGTAACCTGAGTGCGAATGCTTTTGCGGTGCGCTTCACGCCGAATCTGTTCATCCCGAAAATGGTTGATCAGCTTGTCGGCCTTGGGCAGATACACGCGCCCGACATGATCCATGTGTCCGGCCAAGCATTCGCGCATCCTGGCTAACTCGCGGTCAGTCAGGCGCAGTGCACGGCTATGATGCTTGGCGATGGTCACATCTTGCCCGCCGAACTCCAGCAACAATTCACGCGCCCGAGCGATGCCCAAGGCTCTCACCACCTGTATGCATACAGGCGGCAGTATTGAGAGCAGGTCGGGATCGATGTCGAACGTGTTCATGTGTAGGGGCGTAAGGCTTACGCCCTCGCCAACCAGCCCTTCAACGCTTCGGCAATGCTCTGGCACTCGGCCACGGTGAGGCTATCCAGATCGGCTACGTCATGGCCTACCTGACGCGCGCAGAACGCCAGCAGCGCTTGGCGCGATGCATTTTTAACCGCGCCAGCCTTGCCCAGCTTGCCCCACATCCGCACCATGAATGCGATGCGTGGCGGAACCTTCTTAGCGCTGCCGCCATCCTTCGCCTTGAATGCGCGCTGACGCGGCCAGCCCCGGCGCTCGTAATCTTCCAGCGCGGCGGATAGCTGCGGCATGTTCATACTGCTGGCCGTGATACGCCCGTCGATAGCAACGGCACCGTGCCGCTGGAGTAAGTCGCGGTGGCTTTCATCGCTCCAGCCCGGCAGGCTTTTGGATGCCCATGTCTTGGCGATACCGACCAGCTGGAGGTAGTGTTTGATTAGGTCGCTCATTGAGCCTCCAGCCTAGCCTGCTCAGTTCCGCCAACACCACGGTTTAGCTCGGCGTTCTTTCCGGCATGGCCGCCCATCATGTAATCGTCGTATTCATGGTCGCGCAGCTTGCGTCCGTTGTTACGGTCACGCGAGTCCAAGCTTTTTAGTGTTGGAAAGTGCTTTGCAACATAGGCTTCAATCGCAGCGGACTGGCGCTCATTTCCTGCGAGTGCCGCAATCTTGCTAGATACGGCAAAAATCCAGCCTTCGCAAAACAGGTCTGCGCGGCGTGTCTTGGTAGCTGTTTTGCAGCGTTTAAGCTTAGTGCTGATATGCTCCTGACGCGCACGCTTGCATTGGCGGTACAGCACTTGGAACGCATAGGACGCAATCTCAGGAGCAACACCACAACCGATGAAGCTCCAATGTCCGTGGCCATTCCAAAATGATGGCGTAATGAAAATCACGCGGCATCCGAATGCATCGCCCACCTTGCAAGCTAAGGTGTTCTCATAGCTCACCGGCTTTTGCTTCGCTCCGGACTTTGCGCGCTGTTCGCTGGCCTCATAGGCAAGCATGTCATCATCGTCGATGCCGTGCTTTTCCATCAGCGCTTTCGCTTGGCGTAGTGCAGCCTCGGCTTCATGTTCATTGCTGCTAGCGGATAAGGCTAGGCATTTCTTGATCTTCGCTAATATCTTGTCGCGTTCACTCATCACATTTCTCCTGGTTAAACCCTCTCTCGCAGCCCGCTACACGTAACGGGCTGGAAGCGATGGTTTAACCCGCTACCGCGTCCTTCAATGCCTTGACTGCTGAGAACTTCGGCACATTCTTGGCCTTGATCTTGAGTTCTTCGCCAGTTTTCGGGTTGCGACCGGTGCGCGCTGCGCGCTTGCTGACGCTCAGCTTGCCGATGCCGGGCAGGGTTACTTCGTCGCCCTTGGCCAGCACCTGATGAGCAACGGCGGCTTGCGCGTCCAGCACCTCCTTAATCGCGGCCTTGCCGGTTCCGCTGTTGCCGTTGTGTTTCTGGATTGCGTCGATGAGTTCGGCTTGATTCATGTCTTGCTCCTTTGGTTTGATGGTTAATGAGAAACATGGGCGGGTAATGCGAACCACGGCGCGCCCCTTAGCCGTGGCCCTTCAACAACGATTCGTCTACTTCAAAAAATCCCAACATGCCGCGCAGCGGGATGAAAGGCATGGGTTCAGGATTAGCCAGGACAAAACCATACGGCCCGGTGAACCACGATGAGTCTGATTGAGAAATACAATCCACGATCTCGACAGAGCCGATGATTCCGCCACGTTCAAGCGCGTCGAACGAGGGCAGGTCAAAGGGCAGCGTTATGCCTTGGGCTACGATGAAGTCGATTGCGGCTTCGTATTCCGCTCTGGTCATTCCCTTGGCCGCGTGAATCAGCACCCGCCCGCGAAACTTGGTTGCCCAGGTGCGGTTTTCTATAGGCTTGCAGTGCAGTACAAGCCACGCCCACGGTTGACGGATGCTGAGCGCTTTCATGCTGCGGACTCTTGTGCCTGAGGATCAAGCGCACCAGCCACGTCTGCAATCATCATTGCGTAGTTGGCTAAATCGATGGAGTGCTTGCTCAGATAGACATTCAGCGGCCCCGTCCAAGTGCAGATACTTTGTTCCAGCATGCCCGCCTTACTGATGGCAGCCACACGTAATCGATTCATGTCCGCGTTCTTCCAGGATTGCCCTTTGTCAGCATCTTTCTCCCGCAAGCGTTGCTCCATCAGCAGTGCAAAGGCCAGCACCTCGGGGCGGAGTTCCTGGACGGAGAATTTCATTTCGCCAGCTTGTTGATCGCGGTACTGATCCAACAATGCACTGGCAACTGCATCATGGTCATTCGGATTAGCGTGATATGTTTTTTCCATGTCACACCGCCGCTACGTCAAGCGAGATCGGACGGTATTCGTCCGTTCCCTCGATACGCTCATAGAAGCGCACGTATTCCTTGCTGCCGACCACTTGCAGGCTTTCGCCGATGGCCTTCATCGCGGTTGCCCAGCGTTCATCCGTGATTTCCAGTCGGCGCAAGGCCAGCACGCGCCCGGTATTGATCTTGCCCTCTTTGTCGGTCTGGAAAGCGTCCTGCACCAGCACCTTGATTTCATCCCGGCTACCCTTCGCCCATTCCGTGATGCATTCGTCTATCAGGTGCTTGGCAGCTTGCAGGCGCTCATCGAACACCATGTGTTCGGCGATGGCGACTTGTACCTTGTATGCACCGTCAAAGCTGTACAGCGTGAGGTTGCCTTTCTTGCCGCCCATCTGCACCTTGTATTCCTGCGCAGAAAAATCCACGAAGGCGTTGATGTTGTGCATCACGTTCACCTTGAAGCCGCGCAGTATTTCCTGCACTTTCTTGGCTTCCTGCGCGATCATACATACGAGTTCATCGCGCTTCAGGTCAACGGGCTTGATCATGGTTTCAGGGATCAGGCGACCGCTTGCGTCTTTGCGGTAGCCTGCTGGGATGGTTTGCGTTTGTTGTTGCATGGTTTTCTCCTGTGGTTAGTGGTCTAAAATAATTTCCTGTTTTTCCAAAACTCGCGAAACTCGGTGAAGTTCTTACCCTGCTTTTCCGGTGGCAACGGCGCTGTCACTGTTAAGGCTTTCCGCGCTGCCGCTTCTGCCGCTGCACGTGACAGGCCGCCGCAGTACTCCATGATCGCGGCGCGCTCTTCGAACGCCTCTTGTCGAGCTGCATCCATGCTCGCTCACTCTTCCGCCTCGGCTTTTGAAGTATTCCGCTTCAATTTCTCTTGATTAAGTTGCCAAGGGCTTTTGAACGGCTCGATAAAGCGCGTCTCCCACCACACCACGCGCTCTACACCGCGCGTAGTGATCTTGCAGCAGCACACCTCTTGCACTTGGTATAGCTCCATCAGCGCGGCTTCTACGCGGCTGCGGTGGTGGCCTTTTGCCAGCACGTCGGTGTCCACCGGCTTTTGGCTGGATGTTCCGGCCAAGGCTTGGCGGATTTCTTTTTTCAGATCAGTGAGCATGTCCGGCCTTCTGTGCATTCACCAAAAATCCAATGCCGGACAGCATGTCGTTTTCCAACGAGGCAACAGAAGCCGCGTCGATTTCTCCCGCATCGCTCAGGCCGATCAGGTAGCCTTGCAGCACGCCGACTGCGATATGAGTCGCCAGATCGTTACCCGTTACGACGTGTGCGCTGATACGGTTACGCATGCCCAGCAGGGTGTTGTATTGCTCATGACTGATAACGCGGCTCATATCCACACCCGATTTACTGTTGGCAACTTTCCCACCATCCGTTGCGCAAAGACTTGATGCGGCTTTTGCTCGGCCATTTGCTCAACCTGCGCAGAGTGATCCATGCGACCCATCAGCCCATACAGCGCCAGCAGCCCCAACAGACAAACCACGATTTTCCAGCGGCGAATCTCCCTGTTGTGTAGCGCGTCCCGATATTCATTACGGTTAGCCATGTCTCTCTCCCTTGGGTTAAGCCAACGATTGCAGGCACAGGGCTTTCTTGGCCACCGCGTCCACCAACTTCACGTCAAGCGCATTGTTTTTGCGGAACGCCTTGATCCCGGCGATCAGCCCCTCGGTCAACATACGGGCGCTGCCCTTGCTGTATTGGTACAGGCGCAACACCACATCGTCCGCGACCTCTTCTGAACCGAATTTGGATTGCACCAGGGCGGCGGCATCTTCCCGCGTGATCTGCGTGATGGTTTCCGGCCAGAATCCGCAACGGCTGCGAATCTGGTCGAACTGGCCGCGCTCCGGCTTGATGAGGCCGGTGAGGTATTCGGTACCGGAAAGCACGATGCCGATGTTGGCGAGATCGCGTAGACGGCGCAGGGTGTGCAGCTGGCGCGGAGTTAGCGTTTCGGCTTCGTCCACGATCAGCAGGCTATCGGTGTTGCGTAGCGCTTCGACTACGGCATCGAAGCGGTCGGCGATGCTGCCTTTGCTGTCGTAGCCGGTGATCTTGCGCGACAGCATCTTGACCAGGCTGGAAGGTGTCATGGTCGGTGTGGCTTCGATCATGTGCGTATTCGAGCGCGATGCGGCATAGCACTTGAGCGCGAATGTCTTACCGACTCCGACATAGCCCGGCAGCACGGCAAAGTTGCGGTAGCGCCGCGCCATGTCGCAGGTGGTATGCGCTAGCTTGTACACGCTGGTTTCAACAGGCACGGCGGCATCGTTGCTAGTTTCATCCGCATGGCGCATGGCCGACTCAACCGGGACAAGTTGTTTGCTCGGACTGGTGATATACACGCCGTTGAGTATCTGGCTCAGCGTGCTGGATGAAACGCGGGCAAGGCGGGCCAGTGCGGCCTGCGAATACTTGCGCTCTTCCATCCATGCCTTGATACGTTCAATCAGTGCAATGTCTGCGGCGGTGTAGTGCGTTGGGTAGGTCTTTTCGGTCATTACAGTGTCTCCTCATCGTCAAGGGTTAGGGATAAATCAAGTTCTAATTCGTCGGCTTCAATCTGCATGGCTTCGCCGGGTAGTGCCTGCATTGCTCCAACAGCAACCGCCTCGGCATCAATGACCAAACCGGCGCGGGCCTTCTGTTCGTTGATCTTCTTTTCCAGCCGCTTCACGGCATCTTCTGCACGGGCCGTGCGCTTCTCTTCCATGCGGTTCGGTGCGATCACGTCGATGGCGCTGACCAGATGTGCATCGCATATCCAGCGGCCTTCCAGCGTGCGGACAATGCCGACGCGGTCATCCATCAGGTCGTATTCCAGCAGCGCGTCCTTGCCGTTGAATGCGTGCAGATCAGGATGGGTGTAGATGCGCTTCTGGTGCGTGATGCGAGCGCGGCGCACGCCGAGCGTGACTGCCTGCCGCTTGAGCTCCAGCACGCTTGCATGTGGCGGGATCGGCAGCAGACCGCCCCACAATTCGATACGGGTGACGTTCTTGTCTTCGGGGTGTGGACGCTGGTGGTAGCGATCCAGCCAGGCATTGAACGCGGCGGTAAACTCGGCCAACGAGGGCGGATGCAAGCGGCCAGCCCGGCACTCGCGCACGGTATGGCTCAGGGCTTCGGGCGACATATCCGTGCCGCAATAGAACTGCGGCATCCACAGCTTCAAGAAGTCATCCTTCACGATGCGGAAAAACCGTTCCACCCAGCCCTTACCGTGCGGGTTGCCGGGGATGGCGTGGATGATCTGCTGGATGCCTGCGCGGGCGTAGAAGCCAGTCAGGTCATCGCTCATTAACTTGTTTTTGTAGCCGGAACCGTTGTCCACGTAGAGCATCGGCGGCACATGGTTATGGCGCGCAAAGCATTCCGCCCACATGTTCTGCACGGCATAGGTGCCTTCGTGTTCATCCGCGCGCCAATGCACGCAAACACGGCTGCGCAAGTCCAGCGCTACGGTCAATTCTGGCCGCCAGATGTCGCCGGTCAGCGGGTGGGCTAAGTACACGTCAGCGCGGTAGCCGTCGGCGACATACACATCGCCGGGCAAAGCGTTTTCGGTGGAACGGCGAATAAAGGATTTCTCGGTGAGCCGGTAAAGGTTCTTGCCGATACGGGCTGGGCTATTACGCCCAAACATGGCTGGAACTCCTAAAAGGTAATTGCGGACTTGCTCATAGGTGACGGCGATCCCGTCCACTTCGACTAAACGGCGATGCACTGCGGACATATCAGGGCCGCCTGGCTGGTTGAAATACTCAAGGGCTGGCCCCCACCATCCGGCGGCCTCAACGACGCGGCCCTTGTGATCGGGCAGCAGCGCGGTAACGCCGCCTTCGCGGTGCAATGCGCACCATTCGCAGATTGCGGAGCGGGACGGGGCCACACGGCCATTCTTGGCAGCGCCTGTCAAAGCATTGGCAAAGTGAGCAGACAACTGGCCCGCTTCGCCGCGTTCCAGCAGTAGGGAAACCGCATTGTTTTGCGATACGCCTGAGTCAGTCATGGAGCGGACATAGGCCACAACAGTCTCGCGCCATGTGGCGACCTGACGCGCACGCTCGGTGGCCTCACGCCACGGATCGCGCTGCCTGAGTGCCAGCACCTGAGCCGTCGGCATGACTGCTTTTGATGCGCCGCCGCTAGGAGGTTCGACCAGCCTGACCATTTGATTTCCCCTCATGGCTTACTCTTCGTCCGCCTTGTTCTTTTTTGGACGGCCCGGCCCCTTCGGCTTCGCTGCATCGCGTTCCTCTTGGCGTTGCGCTTTCTCAGCTTCGTGGCGGTTTTCGATCATGGGGCGAGAGAGCAGCCATGCTTGAGCCTCTTCGCGGGTGAGGATGTGCGTGCCAAGGGCGCGCTGCGGAAAGTCGTTTCCATTTGGCGTACTTGCGGCCAGACCACCAAGTTTCGCCAGCATGTCCAGCGCAGATGCGGCAACGATATTTGCCGTCACATAAATCTGTTCTAGGCGCAGACGCGATTCAGGCGTGTCGGATGTTTCGTTCTCGTTCAACACCTCTTCAAACAGCTTGTGAAGGCTGGTTATTGGCAGTTCGGCTTCCAATTGCAGCGCCATGCATTCTTGGCGGATGTCTTCGGTGCGCGGCTCCAATTCGGTGAGGCGTTTCTTGGTTTCGCTGAGACGCTTGATCTTCAACTGCGCACGCTCAAGTTCTGCGTCGTAGTTTTTTTCGCGGCGCTTAAAGGCCGTCACCTCTTCGGTCAAGGCGGCGGCGGCATCTTCCAGATCGGCCCTCTCTTTGGAGTGCTTGACCATGATGGATTCAGCCAAGTCGAGCAGCTGATCCTTATCGCCGGACTTCGCGGCTTCAATCAGAGCGGCGCGCTCATCGGAGGGAAGCTTGCGGTACTGCGCCAGATCGCGGTAGCCGATGCCCATGCTCTGCATTTTCTCCAGCGCCTCTTCGCCGAATGTGCGAAGATTGGATATATCCAGATCGGCTTTATCGACCGATATTCCAAGCAGCCCGCAAAACTCTCCCCATGTTCCTTCTAAAGATTCCGAACCTGTTCGGAGTTTCATTCCCTTAAGTTCCCTATACAGCTTGTTTTCCTTTACATAGGCCAGCTTTGAAATTCCGAACGTTCCTAATAATGCGGAAGCCGCTGAAAACGCCTGAGCCTGCCCCAGCAATTGATTCACCAGATCACGCTGGTTTTCTTCTGCCGCCAGAACTGCGCCCTTTCCAACCATCGCCACGATTTGCGCCTGGTCATTACCGGCAATCTTTCCAAGATCGGCTTGCCCGGCCAGTGCTGCGACAACTTCTGTTTTCTTCTTTGCCATGTTCATTCCTCTTCGTTAAATGAAAATTCAGGTTGCAGGTGCTTTTCTACGTTGCCCTTGTGCCAGGCCAGCTCTTCCATTCCTTGCTGAATTGCGGCCAGCGTTGACGGAGCATCGGCCTTGTTGGTGTAGAACTGGATTAGCTTGCCCGCAGCAGCGTTGAGCAGCTCTTGCAGGGCGTTCATGTCTCCCGCCGTGGCAGTGCGTCCGGTTGGGATAGGGATCATCAGGTGGCCGGTGCTTGCGGCCAGCCAGCGGGTGACGAAGTTGATGCCGCAGAAATGCTCGTAGGCTGGTATGGAGGCGGCAGGCATGCGGCCATTCGCCAGCCACTTGTAGAGCAGATCGGCGGTAACCCCCATCAGGTCGGCGATGCGCTCTACTGAGTAGTTCCGCTTGTCCAAGGCGTGGTCTTTGCACAAGCGCATCGCATCGCGCAGGCTGTTGGGCTGGACACGTTTCCAATTTCTAGCCATTGTCAGAAACGCTCCCCGGCTGTGCTGTTCCAAACAAATACTGGCTCGGAACAGAAAAACCCCGATTTTCTTGCGTAAAATGCGCCACAGCAGTTAGACATTTTCAGTGGCCCCCGGAAACAAACGGCGACCAACCTCGCAAAAGGAGACGTACCATGAACAGTGCTCAGCAAAAAAATCCTGAGTATCCGAAACGCGTTTCACCCCGAGCCGACGCGCTGATCGCAGAGCTTGACGCTGCGCAACGGAGGCGGCTATACGATGAATTGAAAGCCACACCCTTGCAGGAATGGTTTGACTGGCTTGTGTCTGAGCGGAAAGAGATCGCCCGATATGACTCACTAACTGCCGCTGAGCGACAAACCCGGCTTCGTAGTGCCGCTGATATTTCCGTTCAAAACTCGCCTGGCAGGCTTCAGCACGCATGCGTTTATATTGAGCTGTGGCGCGCTCGTATGCAGCAGAGGTATTTTCATCTTCCGCCGTCCGGTCTGCCGCTGGACACGCCTGAACGGCATCGGGAAATGCTGCTGGCTGCGTTGGCATCGTATAATGATTACAGCCCAGATGATCTTTGGCCATTTGAATATCCGAAGGGAGAGAGCGCAAATCCATTCCTGCGCTATCAGTAGACGGCTTGAATTCCAGCCGAAAAATTGCATCTTCTGCGCGCTGCGTGCGCTTGATTTCGAGGTAACTGATGGGCGTGGTAGTTGGCATAGGTGGCCTTTTAAGCGGCGGTTTGTTCGGGGTTCGGTTTCAAGCCAAGTAGAACTGCAGCGCGATGACACTCTCCGCGCCAGCCTTTACGCTTACCGCTGAGCACGTCTCTAGCAGCTTGGTAGCTGACCTTGTTTTCTTCGCACAGCTTGGTGAGCGTAATGCCACGAGCGCGCAGTTGCGCTTTGGCTTGCTTGATTTTTTGGGGGCTAATGTCTTCCATTGGTGACCTCTTTTTTTGGGGTGATTTGGTGGCGTTTTTTTGCGTTCGGTTGCTTGATGTGGCGATTATAGTGCCGTTTTCGGCACTGTCAACAAGAAAGTGCAGGTTTCAGCATGATTGGAGTTCGACTAAAAGAGGAAAGAGAGCGCCTTTGCCTTACGCAGCCTGACTTTGCTCAGGCCGCTGGTGCAGGAAAGCGCACGCTAATTGAGTGGGAAAAGGGCACCACGTCACCCAATGCGGTGCAGTTATCGGCACTTGAAGAGATCGGCGTGGATGTGTATTACGTTCTTACCGGGAAGCGTCCACCTCAGATAACTGAATCTTCTGCCGCATATCTCCCCCCAAAATCTGCTGAGGCATATCGTCCACCGTTATCTGCCTCAGAGACCGCCCCAGAGGGGTTTGTACTAGTCCCTCACTACGAGGTACAAGCTAGCGCGGGAAATGGTGCTCTTGTGCATTCTGAGCAGATCGTTGACTACCTCGCATTCAGGGCAGATTGGGTGCGCAATACGCTGGGTGTCGCGCAGAAGGATTTAGCGTTGATCAGCGTTAAAGGTGACAGCATGGAGCCGGTGCTATCGAACGAGGATTTGATACTGGTGGACATGCGCAAAAATCGCGTCGAAGACAATGCCATCTATGTGCTACAACTCAATGGATCGCTTCTGGTAAAACGCATCCAGCACAAGCTGGATGGATCGCTGCATGTGATGAGTGACAATCCCCGTTATGAGGCAGAGATCGTTAATGCAGAACGCGCGCCGGATTTGCATGTTCTTGGGCGCGTGGTGTGGTCTGGAAGGCGAATGTAGTTAGCAAAACTGAAAGGAAACTTAATGAATAAACTGTTAGCCATAGTGCTCTTAGTATCTCTCCATCAAGCGCGCGCAGAAGACCTTATTGAATATTTCACAATTGATGGCTCAAGTGAGAAGGTCGAATTTATAAACGGCTACAACCTAAAGCGCTGTATCGCTATTGACCGTAGATACCACAAGATAGTTAATCTTGATGCGGACGAATGCAATGAATTGCGCGAACCCAACTCAAAGAAAGCCCCCGACCTTGTGGAATATTTCACCATTGGTAATTCAAGTGAGAGGGTTGAATTTGTAAACGGCTATAACCTACAGCGTTGCATCAGCATTGACCGCGCAAACAATGAATTCTCTAGGCTTGATTCGGACGAATGCAATAAATTGCGTGAGGCTAATTCAAAGAAACTTGTGCGAAAAGCGATTGACAGTGAGACCGAAGAAATAAAATTACGAAAAAAGGCGGAGCAAGAGCGAGAGCAACGAGATCAGGCTTATCAACAGCAATACCAGAAAGAGCGAGATCGGATTGCACAACTTAATGCCTGCGAAGCTACTCAACCCTATCTCTTATATGCAGCACAGGAGGCTGTGATTGAGGATGTTGAGACCCAACAAAACTTAAAAAAAGCCGTTGCCTATCAAAAGAAACTTATCCAAATGTCCGGCGTTCGGAATTTAAGCGAAGAGCGTGAAATCGCGGTAGAGCAATTAGAGGTGCAAGCAGCTCTTAAAGAGCATTGGGCTGAATACAAGTCAGCTGGCGGTAAAGCGGCATCTCCGCAAGCGGTAAAGCATAAAGTAGAAGATCCTTGCGACTCGTTTAGGCCAGAGAGTTAGAGCACTTTAGATAGTACAGCGGGAAACATTTCCCGCGTCGTAACACCCCGCGCGCCTGCGTAATCTCCGGTTGTCATTCCTACAACCACCGGAGATTGCATCATGATCGAGTTGTCCAGCCTGTTCCCGCAGTTTGCACCTGCATCTGTGTTTCTTGGCTTCGCTGTTTCCTACGGCCTGATCACTCAGGTGATCAAGATGCGCGGCTATCCTATTCCGCGCCTGTCCGGTTGGTTCGTAGTCACGGCGCTCTTGCTTGCGATGCTCGGCTTTATCTCTCCGATGAAGCTGTTCGTATTGCTCTACAAGCTCACCATCGTCGCCATGTTTGGCATTCTCGGCTTTCTGCTGGATACCGCATTTTTCCCCTACGCCCGGCCTGATAGTTACCTTGCAGACCCGGACTGGTGGAAACAAAAGCAATCCAAGGTTGGCGATGCTAATTACTCCATCGTTTTCGGTTACAGGATCACATTCAACGCAGTTAATCAGCGACGCGCCATCATCGTCGGTTGCGCCATGATTGCCGGGGCTTTGGGGGCGTAATGACGAAGTTCAATAAAAAGTCATGGCTGATGATTATCTTGTTTTGGGTCGGGGTCTTCTTGCCGTTCATTTTGCTGATTCTTTCTCGCGTTGCGGTGGCCGCAGAGGTGCCCTCCAGCTGCGCGCGCTATCAGCGCGACCTGATGCGCGCCGCGAATGCTGAAATAGGCTTGGATGCCCCTGTGGCGGTCTTTGCTGCGCAGCTATACCAGGAGAGCAGTTGCGATCCGCAGGCCGTGTCCGCTGTCGGCGCTGAGGGTATGGCGCAGTTCATGCCCGCCACGGCAAAGTGGTGGTGCGACCTTAACCGCCTTTCCGCTGCCGAGTGCCAAACGGGTAATCCGGTATGGTCTATACAGGCGTTGGTGGGCTACGACAAATGGCTATACGACCGCGTGAAAGGCAACACTGAGTTTGACCGCTGGTGGGCAGCGCTACGCGCCTATAACGGTGGGCTGGGACACTGGCAGAAGGAAGCCGCAACGGTACGCCCTGCGTTGGATCATCAAACGGTAGATACGGCCTGTGGCAAGGCGCGCCGAAGCGTTAAATTTTGCCCTGAAAACTTGGGCTATCCCCGCCGCATATTGCTGGTGTTGCAAGCTCGGTTCTTGATCTGGGGTCAGGGAGTATCCGCATGATCCCTATCCCTATCTGGGTAAAGTGGCTGGCTGCGCTGCTGCTGATTGCGGCTGTGCTGGGCATCGTCTACGCCTACGGCCAGCAGCAGTTCGGTCTGGGTGAGAAAACCGAGCGCGGGACATGGCTTAAGCGTGAAAACGGCCAGCTTGTAACAGCCAACGCGAAGATCAGGTCTCTCGAAGAGCAATACCGCATGCAAGAGCACGATCACACCGCCGCGCTTGCTTCTATCTCATCTCAATATCAAAAGGATTTGGCCCATGTCAAAGCTGACAAAGACCGTGTTATCGCAAGCCTGCGCAATGGCTCTATGCGCTTGCACATCCCCATTGCCGCCACCGTCCAACCCAATGGAGGTACAGCCTCCGCAGTTGTCCTCGCCGCCACAGGACGTGATGGTGAAACGCGAGCCGAACTTTCAGTCGCGGCTTCTGAATTTCTTGTCGGCCTCGCCTCCGAAGCCGACGAAATAACCAAACAGCTTGGCAGGTGCCAGGATGTCATCAACGCAGATCGCGATCAACAGGGGAAAAATGATGGGCGAAAATAATAACGGGGAAGTGAGCAACGCGCAGATCATGCACAGCATCGGCCTGTTGACTGGGACAGTGCAGGAAATGAACAAAGGTATGACTGATCGACTTGAAAATATGCGCCGCGACATCAAGCGTATTGAACAGGCCTCGAAAGATCAGGTTAACCGGGTAGAAGACAATCTGTCTAGGCAAATTGATTCTCAAGGAAAAGTCCTGAACAAGCGCATTGATGATTTGGATGCCAGCGTGAGCGACAAGGTAAAGGGGCTGAGCACGCGAGTTACCAATCTCGAAGCCGAAGACAAAAAGATTATCGAGAACGTGGCAAAAATGAGCGCGTTGGGCGGTGGCATTGGCGGCGCGCTGGTGACGGCTGCGGTCGAACTCATCAAGCATATTTGATATGGCCCATCCTCAAGAAACACGCGACCGCGTTCGCCAGCTTTACATTGAGGGCCTACCTCTTCCTAGTGCGGCATCGACCAGCGAAGTGAGCTATGACTCGGCGCGCGACTGGAAGGCGGCGGCCAAAAAGAATGGCGATGACTGGGATACTGCCCGCGCGGCCTACAAGATCAGCGGTGCCGGTATTGATGAACTCAACCAACAGCTGGTTGAAGACTTCGCGCGCCAGGTGATCACTACCACCCGCGAACTTGAGTCAGCGAAAATTCCAGCAGCGGTCAAGGCGGAAATGCTGGCGCAGTTGGCCGATGCCTATGCCAAGTTCAGCAAGGCTTTCTCTCGCATCAATCCGCAGTTTTCCGGGCTGTCTGTGGCGCTGGATACGCTTAAAACCATTGCCGATCACCTGCGCCTAAAAGACCCAGCCGCTTTGAAAGCACTTCAACCGCACTTTGAAGAGATCGGCAGCACTCTTGGAAAGCGCTATGCGTGAGCAGGAACACGAAATCAAGGAAATTAAGTCTTGGAGGGAGTTCGAGCAGGAATTAGCCATCCTGGGCGAAGACATTCGCAACCAGATTGAGCTGGAGTGCGAGGCGTTTCCGACTGATCCAGAAGCAAGCAAGACAAGGCGTGAGCGTGCTGCAAATGACTACGAGTTCTTTTGCAAAACCTATTTCCCGCACTACGTGCCGACACCGCATTTCTCGCTGTTCCAGAAGTTCATTTTCAAGCGTATGCCGGAGATTATCGACGGCGCTGCCGATGGCCGCGAGGTACACGAAGCGCCGCGCGGTGAGGCGAAGTCTACCTACGAAACCCAGTTGGGCAGCCTGTGGTGCATCTGCCGGGCTGTGCTGATCGATGCGATGCTGATCAAGGGGCTTCCCGCCAAATCCCGCAAGCACATGATTGGCATCATCATGAATACCGAGGAACAGGCCGCCGAGATGCTGGAGTCGATCAAGGCCGAGCTGGACACCAATCCGCGCCTTGCGATGGACTTCCCTGAAGCTTGCGGACGTGGCCGCGTGTGGCAGGCCACAACGGCTATCACGGCCAACAATATCAAGCTGCGCATCGGCGGTACCGGAAAGAAGATTCGCGGTATGAAGCACGGCCCGCACCGTCCCGATCTGATTTTCCTTGATGACTTGGAGAATGATGAGAATGTGAAGGACAAGAAACAGCGCGACAAGGTGGAGAAATACGTGCTGTCCGCTGTACTTGGTCTGGCTGGACCTGGCGGAGGCATGGACGTGTTCTGGGTGGGCACGTCGCTGCATTACGATGCCGCGATCAACCGCGTGGCACGCGCTCCAGGCTGGCGGCGCAGGGTGTTCAAGTCGATCATGCAGTGGCCGGATAACATGGCGCTATGGGAGAAGTGGGAGGCCATCTATACCCGCTCCGGGGACGATGATGAGAAGGCGGCAGCCGAAGCCGAGGCGCTGGCCTTCTATCAGGCCAACAAGGCCGCGATGGAGGCCGGTGCCGTAGTGTCATGGCCCGAGGTACGCCCGCTGTATCGCCTTATGTGCATGCGTGCAGTTAACCACGTTGCATTCAATCAGGAGCAGCAGAATGAAGCGGGTAATGACGAAGATGCTCCGTTCAAGAGCCTGCAATTCTGGGTCAATCATCTGTCTGATTGGGTGTACTTTGGATCGTGTGATCCGTCACTCGGCAAGAAGGGAACTATTCGCGGCGATCCCTCTGCAATTCTGGTAGGCGGACTCAACCGGCGCACGATGGTGCTGGATGTAGTGGAGGCAGACATCTGCCGCCGCGTCCCCGACCTCATCATCACGCGCCTGATTGACTTTCAGGAAGAATATACATGCCTTGCTTGGGCAATCGAAACTGTGCAGTTTCAGTATTTCATGTACACCCAGCTTATCAAGCTGGCGGCTGAGCGTGGCATAGCTTTCCCCGGCTTACCTGTCGATCCAGATAACGACAAAGACCTGCGCATCATCAGCCTGCAACCGAATATTGCAAACGGACAAATCCGCATCCACCGCAACCAATCAGTGCTGAAAGATCAGCTGCTCTTTTATCCTGAAGCAGACCATGACGACGGGCCTGATGCGCTGGAGATGCTGAGAACTCTGGCATTTCAGTTTGGCGGCGAATGGAATTACACATCTGGTGCGGCTCCGCGCAGCAAAACCCGAAGCACCAGCCGCCGTGGCAGCAACAGCAACAATGATGATTGGGAAGATGATGACTAAGACAAGACTGGCAGATCTCGCACGAAAGATTCCCGTGGTTAACAGGTTCGTGAAGCCGGACACCGAATTGCAGGCTGGGCCGAAGACGCTGCAAAGCAACACGCTCAACTACAACTCTGTGCAGACGCTCGACCCCACACGGCTGGCCAGCGCTTTTGCGCAGGCAGATCAGGGCTACATCACCGAGCAGGCAGCGCTCTTTGAGCTGGTAGAAGAGCAGGACACGCATATATTTTCTGAACTGGCCAAGCGCCGTCGCGCAGTGACCGGCTTGGGATGGCAGCTCACGCCGAAGGATGATGCCGACCAGTCGGAGATCGACCGCACCGCCGAGTTGACCGACATGCTGAAGAACATCCCCAAGTTTGAGGATGCCCAATACGATCTGACCGATGCCATCGGTAAGGGCATCGCGCCGCTGGAGATCGACTGGAAGACGGGTAGCACCTGGCTGCCGCAGGCGCTCAACTTCGTTCCACAACGCATGTTCCAAGTGGACAAGGCCAGCGGCAAGCTGATGCTGGTGAAGGATGGCATGCCGGAGCCCCTGCGTGAAGGCGGCTGGATCGTGCACGAACACCGCGCTAAGAGCGGCTATATCGAGCAGGCGGCGTTGTTCCGCGTGCTGGCGTGGACGTATGCTTATAAGGCTTACAACATCCGTGATATGCAGCGTTTTCTTGAAGTTTACGGCCTGCCGCTTCGCCTGGGTAAATACCCGGCTGGCATTGGCAAAGAACAACGCAACGAGCTGCTGCGTGCAGTGCGTAACATCGGCAGCGACGGCGCAGGCGTGGTTCCAAGCAATATGACCATCGACTTCGTCACTGCATCCAGCTCTGGGAACGTGCGGGACTTTCTTGACGCTACGGCCTATTGGGAAGAAAAGCAGTCCAAAGCAATTATGGGCGGTGAGCTGGACGGCAAGACTAAGTCTGAAGCGCGCATCATGATCTATGACAAGGTCGGTCGACAGATCCTGCTGCATGACGTGCGCCAGATCGAACCGACCATCAATCAGCAGCTGGTTGCGCCGATTGTGCTGCTCAACGGCATCTTCCCGGCTGACCGCATTCCGAAGTTCGGCTATCAGACCGAAGAGACGGTCGATCAAGCCCGCATGGTCAAGGTATTGGGCGAAGCGGCTGGGATGGGCATGGAGATCGATGTCGAATATGCCCATAAGGTGCTACAGATTCCACGTGCTGATAAATCTGCAAAGCTGCTCACGATTCCTTCATCAAAGCTGGATGCAAAGGGAACGAAACCAGCCGACGCAGCCCTTGTACGCTTGGCCGCGCTGGCCAGCGAAGCAAAACAGGCCGATGTGACGGGTATCTACGCCGCCAAGCTGGCCGCGCTGTCTGCACCGCACGAAGAGGCACTGTCTCAACAGATCGCGGCGATAGTGGCCGAGTCTGGCAGCTTTGATGAGGCGCTGGATAAGATCGCCGCGCTAACTGCAACGCCCTCAAAAGAGTGGTCGCAGAGCATCGCGGAGGGCATGACGGCGGCAAATCTGGCTGGGCGGGTTGATGCGGAAGGGGGAAAGTGATGGACTACATGTGCCCCCATTGCAAAAAAGGGTTATGCCACCCAGATGCTAAAGATGTTCGGGATACTAAAAACGAGGTGGCAATTGCTACCGACTGCCCAGAATGCCGACAGACCTACGAACTCACCATAACGAGATTTGGTTATTACCAAACTCGACGGCCAGATCAAGTTGACTCAGATCACCCCGACAGATGGACAGATACGGATTTTCAAAGGCCGTATTGGGCTGTTCTGGCTGGGCGGGTTGATGCTGGCGGTGCTGCATGAATAAACGTGTCCGCAACGTATTGGTGTTTCCCATTGTGCTTTTTATTCGATTGCCACTGATGTTGTTATTGCTGCCCGTAGCATTTATCGGTGAAAAAGCTCAATCCGCCGCAGATTGGATAAGTGTCCATATACCCGGGTTGATTCGGTAATGCCCAACTTTCAATTCGACCAAGCGATTGAGTTCTTTCGCAACAAAATCAAGCTGCCAACGTCCGGCTGGACGGACATCTGGCAAGAGCAGCACAGCCACGCCTTTGTGGTGGCCGGTGCCGCTCACGATGCCTTGGTCGAAGATTTTTACAACGCTATCCAAAAGGCCAAGTGGGAAGGCGGCGGCTACGACGAATTCCGCACCCGCTTTGATGAGATCGTGGCCAAGCACGGCTGGGCACACAACGGCGCGCCGGGCTGGCGCAGCAAGATCATCTACGACACCAACATTACCCAGGCATACAACGCTGGCCGCTATCAGCAGATGGTGGCGCTCAAAGACGTTAAGCCGTTTTGGGTTTATCAACACACCAGCATTGAGCATCCGCGTCTTCAGCATTTGGCATGGAACGGCATCATTCTCCCTGCTGACGATCCGTGGTTCAGAACTCACATGCCGCAGAACGGCTGGGGCTGTAAGTGCCGTGTGTATGCGCTATCTCAGTTTGAAGCAGAACGCATGTGGAAAGCCAAGGGCAACAACGGGCCAGATACTGCCCCCATCATTGAAATGGAAGAGCGCGTTGTCGGCAAGAATGGCAGCAATCCGCGTACCGTGTGGGTTCCAAAGGGTATTGATCCGGGCTTTGCATATAACCCCGGGCAAGCATGGCTTGAACCGCAAACGGTTCCGCCATTGCAAGGCTACGACGCAATCATTAAAGAGCGCGGCACGCCGTGGCCAACAGGCTTCAAGACTCCGGCAAAATCGCTTCCGGCCAAAGTTCCAGCCGATGTGATTTTGCCAGCGCATACCGCGCCGGAAGTGGCTGCGGCTGATTATCTGGATGTGTTCGGTGCCAGCATGGAGCATGGGGTGGTATTCACTGACGTGTCCGGTGTGTCAGTCGCCATTAGTAAAGCGCTTTTTCAAGATGGGGCAGGTGAATTCAAGTGGTTGTCCAAGTCGGATAAAGCCGAGCGGTTGCGCTATGTAAATCTGCTGGCCATGACGCTGATTGAGCCGGATGAGATTTGGTGGGTATGGGTTCAAGACGCAAAGGACAAAGGCCGTTGGAGATTGAAACGTCGCTATTTGAAAGCGTTTGATGTTGAGGGAACGGGAGAATTCGCGTTCTGTGTTTTTGAATGGGGAAGGACTGGATGGACGGGTTCGACAACCTTCATGGCCAGCCAGAAAAAAGAAGCTCTGCGCGAGGCGTATTTTGATAAACAGCGCGACGGCAAGCTGATCTACAAAAAGTAAACGCGACCTTGTTAAGGGGCCGCGTTTGCTATGGTTCGGATACTGTGCAGTAGCGCCGCGAAGCGCAGTCTGACCTAACCACGGAGACATACTATGCAATTGATCGCTAAATTACAAGTGGATCATCTTAACCGTGCGCTTTCGGCTGCACGTCATGCTGTTTCTCGCCCTGAGGAATTGTTGGGTAGTGTTGGGGAGACGCTGACACGGGTAAACCGTGATCGCCACAATGCCGGGCTTGCTCCTGATGGTTCAAAGTGGAAAGAGTTGTCACCGCTTACCCTGCAAGAGAAGCGCAGGGGCGGAATATTGGCTAAAACAGGCCGGATGCTGCAAAGCTTCAACTATCACGTGCAGGGCGATACCTTAACGCTTGGTTTTGACGGTGCGACAGAATCAATACGCGCTGCGTGGCACCATTCCGGCACCAGCCCTTACACAATCTCGCCCAAGAAAGCGAAAGCGCTTAAATTTGGTGGCATGTATCGGAAGCGGGTAAACCATCCCGGCTTGCCTTCGCGAAAGTTGGTTGGGTTTCCTGATACAGATCGGCGGTTGGCCGCTGAAATTGTCGGAGACTATTTAACGGTGATATTAAATCGCGTTCGTTGAGGAATTAAACAGGGTTTAAATGGGAATATTCCCGCATTTATTTTTTAATTTCTCCCGAATTTCTACATTATTTCCCGTACTTTTCTACCGGAACTGTCCGGAAATCAGGATTTTTTGTTATTCTTCGTTTTCTTAATGATTATGCGGGTTTGTGGGCGTTTTTTGGTTTTTTTAACTATCCAGTTTCTCCCTCCTCCCTACTCCATCGCGGCCTGTTCGCACTGCTGGACAGACTCGATGACGCGCAGGAGCGCGCTCACGCC